CGAAAAGAGAAGAGGGCCATGTCCCAGAGTGGTGATCTTGTAGTCATGAAGATGGGTGGTTACGTCTCTCGCGTAAATGAAGCAGGAAACTACACAAAGCCTACAATGAGAAAGCAGCTATTCAACAGAATTAAAGCTGGTACAAAAGGCGGTGATGCTGGAGAATGGTCAGCTAGAAAGGCACAGCTTCTAGCTACTGAGTACAAGAAGCGTGGTGGTGGATACAGGTAATGGCTAAACTCATGAGTTCGCAAGCAAGCTTGAAGGCTTGGACGAAGCAGAAGTGGCGAACAAAGTCTGGGAAACCTTCAAAGGAAACAGGTGAGCGATACCTTCCAGAAGCTGCAATCAAATCCCTTACTCCACAAGAGTATGCAGCTACTACAAAGGCAAAGCGGAAGGGAACAAAGGCTGGAAAGCAGTTTGTAAAGCAACCAAAGACTATTGCAGAAAAAGTAAAGGGTTTCAGGAAGATTTAAAATGGCACTCACAGATTCAGAAAAGAACAAGCTACAGAAGCTTGGACTAAGTGGCCTTAACAAGCCAAAGAACACTCCATCACATCCTACAAAGAAGGGTGTGGTAGCAGTGCGTTCTCCATCTGGTGGCGTAAAGGTAATTCGATTTGGTGACCAGAAGATGGGTCACAACTATTCTCCAGAAGCTAGAAAGGCATTCAAGACAAGACATGCGAGCAATATCGCAAAGGGTCCACAGAGTGCAGCCTATTGGGCAGACAAGGTTTACTGGGCAGGACCAACGGGATCAAAGAAGATGCCTCCAAAGTCTCAGAAGTATGTTAGAGGCATCAAGAGGTAATAACCAAAATGGCAATCTCAAGATCAAGTGTAAAGGAACAAATCATGAAGGCTCCAATGAAGAAGAAGACACCAATGATGGCAAAGGGCGGCAAGATGCCAAAGCTTGGCTCGGGCGAGCGTTTTGCAAAGCTTACGAAGAACATTGCTGCTCGCGGCAACGTATCCAATCCAGCAGCAGTAGCAGCTTCTATTGGTCGCAAGAAGTATGGCGCGGCAAAGATGGCAAAGATGGCTGCTGCCGGTCGCAAAAAGGGTTGATAGACATACTAGTGTAGAGAAAGGTTTAGACCTCTATGTCAACTAGCGGCACATATAACTTCAGCATGGATATCGATGAGGTAATCCAAGAAGCTATGGAGATAATTGGAGGGGAGCAGACATTGGGACATGATCCTAAGTCAGCTCGTCGTTCAATCAATCTACTGCTACAGGATTGGCAGAACAGAGGAATCCTTCTGTGGACCACGAATACCACGGTAGTAGACGTTTCGGCTAGCGTAACAGCTTATGCTCTTTCATCTGCTACTGTAGATACAATGGAAGTAGTGGTCAATCTCAGTTCCACTGATATCCAGCTTCAGCGAATTTCTATGGAGGAGTACCTCCAGATTCCGAGAAAGAGCCAGACTGGAAGACCAACACAGTACGCCATCCGCAGAGGTAGGGCAAATCCAGAACTTTACCTATGGCCCATTCCAGATACAGAGGACTACTCACTCAAGATTGAAAAGGTCCGGTATATACAGGATGTAAACAAGTCTGCTGGTCAGATTGCGGATGTATCTCGTAGGTTTCTGCCGTGTCTTACTGCTGGTCTGTCCTACTTCATGTCAATGAAGAGAGCTGGTATCGGTGGCGATAGGGTCCAATTCATCAAGCAGGAGTACGAGGAGCGTCTAGCTAGGGCTATGGACGAGGATAGGGAGCGTTCAAGCATCAGAATTGTACCAAAGCTGAACTTGGTGTAAAATGGCATCTACCAAACGAGCTTTGGGGATTTGCGATACTTGTGGGTTCCAGTACCCGTATCGCCAGCTAAAGCGCAATAGTTATGGGTTGATGGTATGTCCGGAGGACTATGAGGGTAGATACGACCTAAAGAACCATCCACAGAACAAGTCTCCAAACGTACGAGATGACGAGTACATCCGTAATCCAAGACCACCACTGAACAACGACAGAAACATTGTCTGGAACAACGCAAACGTAAATTGGGAAAATGAAACCCAATACTGGAATACGGTTTAAGGAGCGGATATGGCAACTCTTACTGGCAAGACCATTGCAGATACATACAAGGATCTGCTTCAGGTCAGCAATGCAAATAGCGGAATTGACGGCACTCTTCGTACTGTTCAAGATGGAGAGGGAACCAATTCTGCATTACAACTAAGCAATAGTGCTGTAAACATCAATGGTACTTTCCAGCTAAATGGATCCACTCTCACTGCAACAGCTTCAGCATTGAATGCTGTAACTGACCTGAGTGGAGTAACTGGTCTCGTAGCAATGACTGGAGGATCTCCAATTGGGAGATCTATTACAGTTGGTACTGGCCTAAGTGTAGCAAATGGTGATGGTGTAAATTCTAATCCAGCAATTACACTGGAAACTACTGGAGTTGTTTCTGGAAGTTATGGTCCATTTTCAAATCTAGAAGTAAATGCTAGAGGACAACTAGTAAGTATTAGTACTCCTGTTTCAGTAAGTGTATCAAACTTTGCTACTACAAAGCTCACTGTTGACAATATTGTTGGAGCATCCGCTACGTTTTCTGGTGGAGTTTCTGCAAGTACATTTTATGGGGATGGGTCAAATCTGACAAATCTTCCCACTGCACCCGTTTCAGTTTCTGCGTATACTGTAAATAGACTTACTGTTGTTAGCGCAGCAACAGTAAATGGCATTGTCAGTGCTGTAGCTTTTGTTGGAGATGGTTCAGGTCTATCAAATATCAGTGTAGCTTTTGCCGCTTCAGCAACCAATGCAACTAATGCAGTAAACGCTACTAATGCTGTAAGCGCAGTATTTGCTTCATCCGCTACTAATGCAACAAATGCCCTAACGGCTGATTTTGCTACAAGCGCCACTAATGCTACAAATGCAGTAAGTGCTACGTTTGCCGCTTCAGCTACAAATGCTACAAATGCAGTTTCGGCTGCATTTGCTACTTCTGCCACAAATGCTACAAATGCGGTCTCTGCTTCATTTGCTACATCAGCTACTGACGCCTTGAATGCAACAAATGCAGTATCAGCACAATTTGCTACAAGTGCCACAAATGCTACAAATGCAAGTTCGGCTGTATTTGCTACTTCTGCTGCAAATGCTACTAATGCAATAAATGCAACCTCTGCTGTATTTGCTGCTAGTGCTACAAATGCGGCTAATGCTGTATCTGCTGTTTTTGCCTCAAGCGCATCTAATGCCACTACTGCTGTAAATGTAAGTGGTGGAACTGCTATTCTAACTGCTGCTGACATTTCTGGAAAAGTTTCTATTGGAAATGGAATAAATATTGTAGGTGCTATTAGTGGTGTAAGCGCAATCTTTACCGGTACTGTAAGTGTAAATGAAATTGATGCCTCTATTGGTAGTTTCAATAATTCAGTATCAATTGGCGGCTCTCTTAATGTTATAGGTGCTGTAAGTGGTAGCACGGCAGTTTTTACTGGAATTGTTAGTGCTAGCGCAGTTGCTTTGGGAACTGGGAATTTAGGAAAGAAATTTGCAGTATCCGGAGCCGCAATTGCTACCATTGTAAGCCTAACAGATGGAACTTCAATTTCTGTAGACTTCAATACATCTCAGAATTTTGCTGTAATGCTTACAGGAAATAGAACACTTGAAAGTCCTTCAAATTGTGTAGCTGGACAAACTGGTTCCATTTTCGTCATGCAAAACGTATCTGGTGGAAAGACACTTTCGTTTGGAAGCAACTGGAAGTTTGCTGCCGGTACGGCTCCAACACTGACCACTACAGCTTCTGCTGTGGATAGACTAGACTACATTGTCTTCTCGTCTACTGCAATTCACACTGTAGCTACCCTTGATGTTCGATAAACCCAATAAAGGAATAGATAAAGATGGCTAGTACATACACAACTAGACTGCGGTTTGAAAAGCAAGGAGATGGGGAAAACCCTAACTCTTGGGGAGATATCCTGAATCAGAACGTAATCGATCTGATTGACGAAGCTGTTGCTGGCTATGTTGTTGTATCTGTAAGCGGCTCTCCAATTTCTCTATCCGAGAATAACGGTGCTGTAGATCAGTCTAGAAATGCTTCTCTAGAGTTTGCTGGTACACTAACGGCTGATGTAACCATCACAATTCCATCACATGAAAAGACCTACTTCCTTCGTAATGTAGCTACCGGCTCCTTTGCAGTAAAGATGAAGACAGCAAGTGGATCCGTGTACTCAGTACCTTCGTCTCAAAATGTATTTGTGGCTTGCAATGGAACTAATATTTATCAAGTAGATTTTCCTACTTCTGTCAGTTCGTTTACTGCAAATCAACTAACTGTAGTAAGTGCGGTAAGTGGAACAAATGCTGCGTTTGCAAATGGGTCATTTACTACAAATGTTGTGACTCCGAGAGTGTCAGCAGCTACTTCACTTGCAATTGCTACAAGTGGAGTAGACAGGATTAATATAGATGCTAATGGTAATGTAGGCTTTGGAACTAGCGTTCCGGTAAAGCAGTTGGAGATTACCAAGTCAGCTAGAGCGCATGTAGTAAGTCTTACTGACGTATCTACCAGCATTGCAATTGACTTCAATACTGCACAGAACTTTGCCATTCAGCTTATAGGTAATCGTACATTTGAGAACCCATCAAACTGTGCGGCAGGGCAGACAGGCTCAATCTTTATTGAGCAGAATGTCTCCGGAGGAAAGACACTTTCGTTTGGAAGTAACTGGAAGTTTGCCAATGGTGAAGCTCCTACACTAACTACTGACGCATCTGCGGTAGATAGACTTGACTATATTGTCTACACTTCAACAGCCATTCACGCTGTAATGACACTTAATGTACGGTAAGAGGAACTAAGTACAATGCCTTTCCAGAACAACGTACTAGCTGGAGCTTCTGCTCAAGGTGGCTACCAGATCGCCAACTCGCTGCGCTTCCGGTGGAGCAACACGGGCTACCTGTCGCGCACCGCTGGAGCATCCCCCACCAACGACAAGATCTTCACTTGGGCCGGGTGGGTAAAGCTCGGCCTGCCCGTCACCAACGCCGCAGATTATGGCGTTTTGTTCACCGGGTACACCGCAAGCAGCGACGCAGGATTTGGCGTTCTTACAGTCTCAAATCCGGTAGCAGGATTCCCTGCAATAAGAGTTGGTGGGTGGGCGACTAACTATCGCATCACTTCTGCCGCCTTCCGCGATCCTTCTGCTTGGTATCACATTGTCATGGCGGTGGACACGACGCAGGCCACGGCAGCGGATCGCATCAAGCTCTACGTCAACGGAACGCAGATCACTTCCTTTGGCACCAGCAACAACCCCACGCTCAATGCCACGATGGGTTTCAACAACGCATCTTCGGCGCAGCGCATTGGTTTGGATGCCCCGGCGTCTTCCGCTTATCACTTTGACGGCTACCTCGCCAACGTCTACTTCATCGACGGCCAAGCCCTGACGCCCTCGTCGTTCGGCCAGACCGACGCCACCACAGGCGT